GCGGTGGCCGTGTGCCCGGCGGGCGGCGCGGCCGCGGTGGCGGCGGCGGCGGTGGGCGCGGCGGCCGCGGCGGCCTGGCCGGCGGTCGCCGCCGCGGTCGCCGTCGCCGGGGTGGCGCTGGCCGCGGCGGCCAGGCCAGGTGCGGGAGCGGCCGCCGTGGCCGCCGCCGGGGTGGGCTGCGCGGCCGACGCGTGCCCGGCGACGGGCGCGGCCGCGGTCACGGCGGCGACCCCGGCCGTCGCGGTGACCGCGGGCACGGGGCCGGGAGCGGTGACCGACGCCGGGGCCGCGCCCGCGGCCGGGGCGGCGCCCGTGGACGGCATCAGGATCAGCACCCAGTCGGGGTCGCCCTGGCTGTTGTTTCCCTTGGCGGTGCTGTTGTACGTGGACCCGGCCGTCGTGCCGGTCATGACCCCGGTGACCGGGTCCATCCAGTACGCCGCGTATCCCGAGACCATCTTGGTCTGGTCGATCGTGATCGTCGTCGCCTTGGGCAGGTACAGCACGGCCAGCGACGACCCCGACCCGGCGTCGGGGGTCCGCGACGCGGCGACGTACGCCGAGGTGAACGCCGGTTCGTACTGGCCGCCGCCGCCGCCCGAGGCGAACGCCGACGCGCGGGTGCCCCGCCCGGCGGTGACCAGGACCGACCCGGTGTCCGGGACCAGCGTGTGCCAGCCGGGCAGCGAGGTGAACGCCGCGGCGATGTTCGCCGCGTTGTGCACGTAATACCATTCGGCGGCCGAGTCGGTCAGCGCCGCCGTCTGCCACTGCCAGATCCCCTCGGACCCGTGGATACGCCCGCGAGCCCCCGAGGCGAGCGCCCACCATGAGCCCTGCCGGTACGCCCGGTCGTACGTCGCCGAGTAGGTGCCGCCGCCGCCGCCCTGGTAGAAGTAGCCGTCGCCGTGGATGACCGTTATCGGCGAGGATTCGGCGTATGCCCGTTCTACCGGGTAATACTCCTGATTATACGAATAGCCGAAGTTGAACGCGCCGTTGGCGGTGCCCCACGCCGTAACGGACGGCGAGCTGTCAAGGGTGAACCGCGACGTCGACTCGGGCATGTTCTCGATCGAGATCACGTGCGTCGTGTCGGCGCTGCGCAGCCCGGTCAGGAACGCGTCGAGCTTGGAATCGACGTTGCCGAAATAGTCGTCCTCGACCATCCACACCAGGTTCGGCTGGGCGGCGTACCGGGCGCCGATCGCCGCTCCGTAGGCTTGCGCCTCGGTGTTGTTCAGGTTCCCGCCCCACGTGCCGGCGGTTTCCCAGTCGCTCGCGTACCCGGTGGCGGACAGGAACACGGTTATGCCGTTGGCCTTGGCGGCGTTCAGGAAGTAGTCGATCCGCGCCCAGAAGTTCGCGGCCAGCCCCGAGGACGGCGCCGCGCCGGACTGGCCGTTGGCCCCGCCGGTCCCGGCGAACGGGAACAGGCCGTCGAACGTCGCCCCGAAGTCGTCGATGTTGGATGACTGGGTGGTGCCGATCGGCTTGCCGTACAGGACCGTGAAACCCTGGCCGGCGCGGTTCGCGCAGAACGTGTCGAAATCGGCCTGCCAGTTCCCCGAGTTCCACCGGCCCGCGTTGCCGCACAAAGCCCACACCGCGTCGCCCCACACCAGCCGCGGCGCGCCCGTGTTGTCCGTGAAATAGCCGGCGCCGGTGCCGCCGAGCCCGGTGATATACCGCTTGACCGCGGCCGGGTTCGCGACCGCGCGGACCTCGGCGACCCCGGCGCTGACAGCCAGCGCGGGCGGCGGGTCGAGCACGACCTGCGGGGCGGTGAACGGCTTCCCGGGGCCGAACACGCGGGCCAGCGGCGCGGGCCACGGCTGATCCCAGACCTGCCCGGACCCGTCCGCCGGGCTGGCCGCCGGCGGGAGCACCTCAACCGCGGCGATGCCCCAGAAATCCGACGCGGAGATCGTCCAGGCGGGTGAGACGGCGCCGCCGGTCGACGGGTCGGTGCCCATCGCGAGGTTGTCCGCGCCGCTGTTCGCGGTGGCCAGGTGCTCAACCCGCTTGACGTTCGGCGACGTGGCGGTGAACGGCCCGCCCGACCCCTGGCACGCCGCCGAGACGATCAGCCCGCCGGTGGTCGTCGAGCCGAACGCCGCGGCGAGCCCCGACGCCGGTGCGCCCGCGAACGCGGTGACCACCGAGCCGAGCGACCCGGCGCCGGACACGGTCACCGACCCGGCGTTGTGGTTGTTCGCGTCCGATACCGTGACCGACACCGTGTTGGACCCGGTCGGGCACGACGGGCCGACCAGCCCGTACAGCGCCACGCCGCCCGCGGTGCCGTTGTTCGCCGGGACGAACCCCAGGAACGACAGGGCCGGGTCGCTGGAGGTGCCCAGCGGGCCGTAATGGACCCCCGTCACCACGTTGGACGACCCGGTGAACGTGGTGACCCCGACGATGATCCCGTTGCCGCCGTTGACCGCGGTCCACGTGCCGGGGCCGGTGGTGAACGACGTGCCGGCCGAGGATGGCCCGGCCGCGTCGAACGTTACGTTGGCCACCGGCTACCTCCTGGCGGGGTGCCGGGGCTCTTACCCGCGGGTTACGGCGTGGAAGTCGGTGCAGGTGACCGAGGGCGAACCGGTCGTGCTGGAGAGGGTCACGCCCACGTCGAGCTGATTGTTCTGCGACGTGTTCAGCGTCGAGACGGTCCGCGCCGCGGCGGTGACCGGGAACGGCGAGCACGTCCACGCGGTCAGCGACGTGCCGTACAGCAGCTCGCCGGTGCCGTGGACAACCGCGGCCGTGGGCGACAGCGACTGGACACGGCCGCGGAACCGCAGCTTGATGGGCCACGCCGCCGCCGAGGCGGACATGGCCTGCGCGGGGGTCGCGGCGATCAGCGTCGCCGAGCCGATCGCGCCGCCCACCGCGCCGATATAAAACCCGAGGGTCAGCGTCGGCGTGGCGCTCGAGCTGGTCATTTCCAGGTCGGCTTCGAAAATCAGCCGCGTCCCGGGGTTGAGCTGCCCGCCGCCGATGACCGGCGCCGGGGAATACGCGGCGGCCAGCGCCGCGGCGGTGACCGCCGACCCGGCCGCCGAGGACAGCGGGTAAACCGGCGCATTCCAGCCGGTGCTAGCCATGGCAGCCCCGCCCTAGTTAGTGAACTTCAGAATGCCGGTGGCGTCGAAAATGACGGTGAACGTGCCGCCGGTGACGGTCTGGGCGCCGCCGAAATAGTTGAAGCACAGCCCCTGTTTCGCGACGGTCCCGGCGGTGATCGTGTCGTCGTAGACGAACAGGCCGAACGCGTTGGTGATCGTCAGAGTGCCGGCGCCGGCCAGGTCCGCCGCGTCGAAATTGACGATCGACGTGCCCGCCGCGAACGTCTTGGACGCCAGCGCCCGGCCGCCCGCAACCCAGTTCGTGTTCAGGGTGTCGATGACCTCGTTGCCGGTCACCCACACCCCGGTGTTGTAACCGGTCGAGCCGACCGCCGCGTCACGGTCGGGCGTGGTCGTGTTATTGAACAGGGCGCCCTTGATCGTGTCGGCGGACAGCCCGTTCGCGCCGTAGGTCGTCGGCTCGGTCGTCGACCACGCCGACGCGGTCAGCGGGTTGAGAATCGCCTGGGTGAAAACGCGGCTGTCAGTCCACGCCATCGCTGCTCACTCCCCGCCCTCGGCGCCCGGGTGCAGCCCCTGGGCGTGCTGCTGTTCGGCTGGCGGCGGCGGCACTGGCGGATAGTCGCCGCCCGGTTCGTAGCCGCTGGTGAACCGGACCCCGTACTCGCCGCTGGCGAGCAGCTCGGTCGCGTACACGACCTCGGCGCCGTCCGGCGGCGGCGGCGCCGTCGCGCCCACCGACGCCGCGCCGGCGTGCGCGTCAGCATGCGGTTCGCTCATCGCAGGCCCCCGATCCGGGCCAGCGCCGCCGGTGCGTACACCGCGGCGTCGTTTCGCCCGTCGCCGTACTCGGTCACAACGCCCATATAGGGGCGGCCGTCGTCGCCGCGCCGCTGGTGCTCGCCGCGCAGGTAATCCTCGCGGCGCACCGCGACGACGCGGCAGTCGGTGCCCGCGGGCACCAGCGGCGCCGTCAGGCCGTGCAGGTTCGGGCACGGGTGCATACGCGCCGACCCGGGCGGCGGCAGCGGCCCGAACTCGCGGCACGCGCACCCGTTCGGGCAGACCAGCTCGGCGCGGATCTCGATCAGGACAGCGGCCACGTCAGGTGCTCGCCTTCGGCCCGCCGGGTTTGCGGCCGGGCGTGACCGTTTTGCGGGCCTTGCCAGCTGCGTCGCCGTCGTCCGGTTCGCCGTCGCCCTGGCCGGACGCGGCCGCGTCACCGGCGGGCCCGGGCTCGGGGCTGGCCTCACCGGCGGGCTCGGGGCTGGCCTCGGGCGGCGGGTCCGGCGCCGGGCCGGCACCCGACCGGCCGGTGCCCGAGCTGATCTCCTCGAGCGCGGCGCCGCGCTCGGCCGCGGCGGCCTTGCGCTCCTCGGCGGTGGACGTGCCGCCGAGGCCGAGGGCGGCGAGCCGCTTATCGGCCGCGGCCGTGTCGCCGCCGTAGGCGACCACGTTGGCCCGCTCGGCGAGCGCCGCCTCGGCGAGGTGGCCCTTGCCCGGTTCGGCGGCGAACTTCTCGCGGACCTCGGCGGCGGTCGGCAGGTCGTCTTGTTCGGGCACGGTGGCCTCCTCGGCTGGTCGGCTGGTCGGGGGGGTCCGCGGGACCCGGCGCGCCCGCGCCAGGGCGAGGCGGGCGCGCCGGTCCCGCGGGGTGCCGCTGGCCGGCCGGAACCCCGGCCAGTGACACGGTCCGGGTTTAGAAGGCCGGGGTGACCAGCCCGGTCCCGCCGATCGACTGAACCGCCCCGGCGTAACGCCGGAACGAGTACGCGAAATAGCCGTACAGGACCATCAGCACGGCCAGGTTCGCGGCCTTGGCCTGCTCGGCGCGGATGAACACCGGCGCGTTGGGGTCCTCCCACAGGTGGCACTCATCGCGGGCGACCACGTACATTTCGTCCTGATTCGTGCCGCCGCCCAGGTTCGAGACGACGTTGTTGTCGACGACCACGCCCAGACCCGAGGGCAGCACGCCGCGGAGCCCCTTGTTGTAGCCGCTGTCGGGGTTCGCGACCCCGCCGGCCTGCTCGGGCATGTCCCGCCCGGCGATCAGCGGCCACGTCGAGGTCAGCTGCGACTGCATCCAGTACCAGCGCCGCGAGTGCATGATCACATGGCTCGGGATGGCCTGGGCGAGCAGCGCCGCCTCGACCGCCGACGCGCCGGCGAGGATCTTGGGGTACAGACCGGCGACGGTCGGGCTGCCCGAGGTGTAGGCGATCTGCCCGGACGTGGCCAGCGCCGACACGCCGGTGACGGTCTGGTTCAGCAGCGTGTTGTCAAGGTTCGTGGCGTACGCCTTGAACATGTCCTGGAACGTGACCTCCTCGATCCCGGTTCCCCGGTCGAGGGCCTGACGCGACAGGGTGGCCTGCCCGGCGGCGGTCTGCACGTTCTCGGTCAGCAGCGTGTCGTCGATGCTGGTCGCGCTGGCCGCGTTGAGCTCGGCGGTCTGCAGCGCGACGCTCGTCCCGGTGGTCACCTGGGAAATGTTGATCGTCATGCCGTTGGGCGGCAGGTCGTGCGGGTTGCACACGTCGGCGAACGGGCGGGCGGCGCGGACCACCGGCGCGTACATCTCGACCAGGTACTGCGGGACGGTCAGGCCCGCCCAGTTGCTCGTGGTCGAGTCGCCGGCGGCGCGTTCCTCGAGCCCGGCGCGTTCGATCCGCTCCTCGCGCATGTGCTCGGCGAGGCGGTGCGACGCCTCGGCGTCGTTCAGGATCTGGGCCTTGGCGACGTCGCGGAGGAACACGACACCCTTGCGGTCGAACCCGCGGTGGTAGGTCCGCTCGTTGCGGCCGACCGAGACGGTCGCGGTTCCGCGGTGCCCGCCGGTGGGCAGCGCCACGCCGGTGGACCGCGCCGTCCCGGCGGCCTGGCCCTCGGTGGCCTCGATCTCCTCGGCCTTGGCGCGGTGCGCCAGGTCGAGGCGGTGCTCGATGCCGGACAGGTCGCCCTTGGCTTTGTCGCGGGCGGCGAACAGGTCAGCGATCCGGGCGTCGTCCTCGGCGGTCAGGTTCGACCGGCCCGCCTCGGAGGTCTGCTTCATGATCAGCCGGATTTCGGCGCTGGCCCGGTCACGGTTCCGCTGGGCCTGCTCCTGCTCGACCTCAAGCGTGGTCAGAACGTCGTCGATAAACACGGGCATGGGGGGCTCCACGGGAATGCGAGGGGGCTGGTCTGGTGGGCCCTCGGGCGCACGGCACGGCCGGCGGCTATCTGCCGCCAGCGGGCCGGCTCGGCGTCCGCGCTGATCGGCGGCGCCCGCACCGGGGCTGCATTCCCGCCCGCCGCCTGAGTCTGATTGCCCGGCGAGGGCGGCACCCGCCCGCGCTGACCGGCGGTGGGTGTCACGCTATGGCCCGTGATCCTAGCACCGCCCGGCGCGGCGGCCCCGGACGCGCCGGCGAGCCGGGCGGGTCACAGCCGCAGCAGCGCCTCGACGTAGGCCAGCGACCGGCCCTCGGCGACCTGCACGACGGGGTCGCCCTGGGCGGCCAGCTCGGCCCGTTCCCGCTCGGTCTGCGCCTTGGCGGCGGCACGCATACCCGCCGGGCCGAACCCGGCCGCCGGCTCGGTCCCATCGGTCTCCATGGGCACAAGCTGGTCGCGGGCAATGTGGAACCGCGACGCGAGGCGCCACAGCGCGGCCCGCCCGGCGCCCTCGGGCAGCCGGTCGAGTTCGCCCATGATTTCCCGCGACCGCGCCGCGATCGACGTGTACGGGTTGGCGCCGTAGTTGACCGCCGAGACGTCGCCGCGGTCAATGTCGACCGACAGGATCGTGAAATGCTCGTAATCCTCATCCCACTCGGCGTCGGTGATACGGAACGCGAACGACATTTCGGTGATGTTCGTGTCGTCGATCGCGGTCAGCAGGTCGGCGACGTCGATCCGCGCCGGGTTGAGGTACGCCAGCGCATGCAGCCCCCGCGGGTCGGCTTCGAGGGTCAGCGAACCGTTGGTGGTGCGGGCCATCGTGAGCCCTTTGTGGTTGACCAGGAACGCCACGTCCGGGCCGGCCGCGAGGGTCTGGTCGAACGCCCTCGCGTCGATCGTCTCGCCGAACGGCCCGAACATGTCCCACATCTCGTACTCGACGGCGACCACCGAGGCGTACCCGTCGAGCTGGTGCATGGCCTTGCCGTTGAGGGTGACCGGCTGGTGCCGGAACTGGGCCGGCGCGGGGGCGAGCCGCGCCGCGAACGCGTCGTCGGGGCGGCCCCGCCTGGCCCGGCCGGCGAGGCCGACCTCGCGGGCCCGCGCCGCCGCGGCCCGCGACTCGGCCGGGGCGGCCGAGTTGGCGGCGTTGATCGTGGACATGTGCGCCTCCAGGTGGGATTTGGCCGCCCCGGCGTTGAGCAGCCCATCGGTCTGGGGCAGCCGCGACAGGGCGTTGCGGGTCCCGGCCGCGTTCGGCGGGTCGCCGGGGTGCTTATGGTGGGGCAGCGCCCACGCCTTAGCGGTGGACGGGTCGCCGGATTTCTTGCCCGCGCAGATCGACTTGAACGCCGCCGCCGGGGAATCCGACTTGCCCGCCGCGGACATCGCCGCGGGGCCGTCCCACGCCGAGTTGTCCACCGAACCGGACCGCCAGTGCTGCCCGCCGTGCCCGTCGTGCCCGTGGTCGTCCATGCCGGCCTCCTAGCCGCCCGAGGTGAGGGCGGGGACCTCGCCGCCCGGTTCGATTCCCGGCGCCGCTGGCTCGCCGGGGGTGACCGCGCCCGCGCCGCCGGTGGCGGCGGCGCCCTTGGGCGGCCAGAACGTCATGAACTCGTCGATATCGGCCTGGGTCAGCGGCGGCCGGTTTTCCAGCGCCCGCGCCTCGGTGACCGTCATGGTCCGCGACTGGATCGACGTCCAGATGGCCTGCGCGCGGGTCAGCGGGTCGAGGCGCAGCAGCGCGTCGGTGTTGAGTTTGACGGTCCGCGGCGCGGGGGTCAGCGTCGACAGCGCCGCCTCGCGGCGGATGATCGCCGGCCCGAGGTTCATGATCAGCAGCTGCAGGTTGCGCTGGCTGATGTTCGCGTACGTCATGGGCCGGGTCGTGCCGGTCGGCGCCGCGTCGAGCAGGTCCGAGGGCACCCCGAAAAACCGGGCGATGTCGGTGATCCCGTACGCCTTGGCGGCCAGCCAGTCGCCCGAGGCTTGCTGGGCGGACATCATCTCGTAATCCCAGTCGGCGCCGTGGACGAACGGCTCGCCGAGCGACACCGACGCCCGCCACGACTCTTTCACCAGGTCGCCCTCGCCCGGGGCGAGTTCTTTTTTCGTGTTTTTCAGCCTGGCCGCCGGGACCGCGCCGGACCCGAACCAGTTCATTGCGAACTGCTGGACGCTGGCATACTCGCCGATCGTCCACGCCGCGTAGGCGACCGGCGACAGGCCGACCCGGCACCCGCCGACCGTGAACGCCCGCTCATGCCACACAACGCCCGGGTCATACAGCACCCCGCAGATCCGGTATTTCCACACCTGGCCGTGCCGCACCAGCACCGCGCATTCGGTGATCGGCGCCAGCTCGATCGTCGCGGGGAACCCGAGCCCGTCCACCGACGTGATCAGCCCGATAGCGTTCCCGGCCCGGTCCAGATCCATCTGCGAGCTGTACAGCCACTCGGGCAGCCCCGTCTCGCCGTTGCCCATGGGCCGTCCCGCCGGGTTCCGCAGCACCGCCGGGGTCGGGCATGCGACCTGGTAGTTGCCGAACTGGCGGAACACGTCGAGGGGGAACGTGGAGATCAGGTCCGAGCGGAGCCGCAGCGCACCCCAGACCGCCGAGTTCGTCAAAGCCGAGTTCTGGTCGCTGATCGGCCCGCCGCGGGGCCGCCCCGTTTCGCGGCGCGGGATCAGGTCACCGGGCCCGGTGATGCCCCACAGCCCGGCCGCCCGCCGCTGGCTCGCCTCGCGGTTGCGTGGTCCCGATATGAGGCCCACCGGGTCAGATCCGCGAGTCGATCCGCAGCAGGAACAGGCCGCCCGCCAGCACGCCCAGCGCCCACCCGCCGCGCCCGGCGAACGCCTGCAGCAGCCCGCCGGTCCCAAGCGAAACCATGGCCGCGCCGCCCAGCGCGGGAACCTTGGCGGCCAGCCGCCACGGCCGGACCTTACCCGCCGCCCACCGCCAGCCCGCCACGGCCGCGGCGGCGGCCCGGCCAGCAGCCGACGCCGCGGCGTCACGCGCGGACCGGGGCGGGCCTAGCGGCTCGAGGGGGGCCAGCGCGGTCATCGCCGGCGGGCGGCCGGTCCCGTTGTGCGTCGTCGTCACAGCGCTTCTCCCGGTGTCGTGGCGGTTCAGTGGTCCGCGGCGGCCAGCTCGGCGACCGCCGAGGCCCGGATCAGGCCCTCGGCGGCCAGGGTCGCGGCGCCGTCGAGGTCAAGCGCGCCCATGGCGACCAGCCGGCCCAGGTCATGCTCGGAGTACATGCCGCCGGCGAACATGCGGCGGATCGTGCCCAGCCCGAACCCCACCGACTTTTTCAGGTCGTAGTCCGTTTCGGCGGCGTGCCGGACCGCGCCCCAGTGCGCCAGGGTGAACGCGACCAGCGGGCACAGATCGACGGTGCCCGCCGTGCGGTCCCACGCCCACGACTCGCCGAGTTTGCGCTTGTCCGCGCCGGCCAGGGCGCGGGCCACGGCCCGTTCACCGTTGTGGATGATCCGCGGCCCGCCGCCGTCCGCGGCGTCGCCCGCGGTGACCGCGTCATAAAACCCGACACACGCGTGGGCGACCTCGGCGGCGGTCGGCACGACCACGGTCAGCCCCGCGGCAGTCAGGTCGTCGATCAGGTCACCGGCGGCGGCCCGCTTATCGACGACCCACGTCGTCGGGCCGTGCCGGCGGTCAAGTTCGGCCGCGCGGCCCACCGCCCACCGCATGCCCGCGGCGTGATCGGCCAGCTCGAGCGCGTACACGCCCGGCCGGCCCGGCACCGGCCCGCACTCGCCGATCGCGGTCGCGCCCATGTCGGGGCGGGTGTCGATCGCGAACACCGGCCGCCCGGCCCGCGCTGGCATGTCCGCCACCATCGCGGCCTCCCATAGCCGCCGGGGGATGACCGCCCAGTCATCAGCCGCGGACGGGTAGTCGCCGACGCCGAGCCGCTCAACCGCGTACGGCTCCTCGCCCATCGCGTCCAGCTCACGTTCGCACGCCTCAAGCGTCAGCCCGGTGCCGTTGGCGCGGACCGCGCCCAGCGACGGGTTCGACCGGGCCACCGCCGCCGGTTTGAGCGGATCGTCGTGGCGGGTGCACGACGGTTCGCACCGGTCGGTGTGCCAGTCGATCGACCACTCGGCGAAAAACATGTGCCGCGACGTCCCGGCGATCCCGGCGCGGCGGACCCGCGCGAGCTGTGTCGAAACCTTGCCGAGCCCCGCCGAGCCCGTATACCAGACCTGCGGGTTGCGCATCGCCGACAGCGACGGCAGCGACGCCTGAACCGGCGCGCTGTCCAGGATCATCGCCTCGTCGTAGACGACCAGGTCCGCGGTAAACCCGCGGCCGCTCGACCCGGACCGGGCCAGGAACAGCAGCTCCTGGCCGCCCAGCAGCGTGATGCCCTCCTCGCCGTGGCTGGCCGACACCTTGGCGACCCGCCGGTCAAACTCGGGCACCGACTCGATCAGGTTGCGGATCCGCATGAACGCGCGCCGCGCCGTTTTGAACTGGTGCGCCGTGTGGATGATCAGCTGCTCGCCGAACAGGAACAGCCCGGCCAGCTCCCGCGCCTCAAGGATCGCGTTTTTCCCGTTCTGGCGGGGGATGATCAGCCCCACCTCGAACGCCGCCCACCGGCCGTCGCCCGGCCGCTCGCCCAGCGCGTGCTCCAGCACCCACGCCTGCCACGGGTCCAGCACCAGCCCGCACCGCGCCGCCAGCGCCGTCGCCTCCCCGCCCGAGGACCCCGCCACCGCCGCCGGGCGGTGGCAGATCCGCGGCCGCGGGTTACCCGTAAGCGGTGCCACGCCGCCGGGTCCGCTCGGCGCCGAGCTCGTCGATCACGTCGCCGTCGTCCTGGTCGCCGTCCGGCCCGCCGCCGCCGCCCTGGCCGCGGCCGGCCGCGCCCGGCGCCATGCCCAGCAGCAGCGTCCGCCGGTCACTTATCCGCATGATCCGGTCCGCCGCGCGGAGCACCAGCACCGGATCGCCCGCCGCGTCGGCGCGGTTCATGACCACGTTCGCGGCCCGGTCGATCGTGTCGAGCCGCTCCAGTTCGAGGGTCACCCACGTGTCCGGGCCGGCGGCGAGCTGCTCGGCCGCGCGGGCCCGCAACGCGCGGGTGATGTCCTGGCACGCCGCCCCGGCCGTCCGGTAACCCGGCACCGTGTCGGCGATCTGCTGGAACGTCGCCCCGGCGGCGCGCATCGCCAGCGCCTTGGCGCGCCGCGCGGCGACGTCGCGGCGCTTACGCTCCGACGCTGGCATGCTCGCCCTCAAGGCGGGCCGGCTCGCCGGTGTAGGTTTCCCACCGGGCGCGGATCGTGTCGACGTGCACCGGGTCGATTTCCATGCTGAAACACGCCCGCCCGGCGGCCTCGGCCGCGATCATCACCGTCCCGGACCCGGCGAACGGGTCGTACACCGTGCCCGCCATGTCGGTCACCGCGAGGATCCGGTCGATCAGCTCGGCCGGTTTCTGCGTCGGGTGCAGCGGGTTCCGCGACCGGCCGATCGTGATCACGTTGCCCTGTGCTTTGTGCGGGTCGAACGCGACCCCCGCGCGGCTCGCGAACATCACCAGCTCATGCTGGGACCGCCAGCCCACGCCCATCCCCGGCGCGTCCTTATTCCACACGATCATGTTGCGGACCCCGAACCCCGAGGACTCGGCGACGTCGAACAGGTTCACCCACATGCGCCAGTCCGTGAACACGTAGGCCACCGAGCACCGCGACAGGCCGAGGGTCGCCTTCATCAGCGCCATATAGCCCCGCGTGGACAGCGTGTCGTTCGCGATTTTCGGCATGATCCCGTCCGCCCGCTCGGTGCCGATCGACCCCGCCGCCCGCCCGGCTTCCTGAAACCCGCCCGAGCAGTACGGCGGGTCGGTGATCATCGCCACCGGCGAGACACCGCCGAGCAGCCGCGTCACGTCCTCGGGCTGCGTCCCGTCGCCGCACATGACCCGGTGCGCGCCGCACACCCACACCTCGCCCAGCCGGGTCGTCGGCGGCGGCACGTCCGGCATCGCGTCGCGGTCACCGCGGGGCCGCGGCGGCGGCGGCGGCACCGCCAGCGCATCCGCCAGGGCGGCGGCCGTCCACCCCGTCGCCGCCAGGTCATCCGCCGACAGGCCGCCGGTCAGCGCCGCCAGCCTGGTCTGGTCATAGGTGGCCAGCTCGGGCAGCCGGTTATCCGCCGCGACGATCGCCCGCGCCTCATCCTCGGTGCACTCGATCAGCTCGAGCCGCCCCGTCGCGTAATCCTCGGCCAGCATCGCCCGCGACGTGTGCCACCCCGCCAGGCACACCAGCGGCGAGCCCTCGGCCACCCGCGCCACGATCGACCGGTACTGGCCGAACCGGCGCACGCTCGCCCGGATCGCCTCGACGTCCGAGACCCGCGCGTTGTCCGGGTGCTCGGCCAGATCAGCCAGCGGCACGTCCTCGGTCCGCAGATAAGTGATCACACGCGCCTCCTGGCCGGGCATTTCGTAGCGATCCGCTGACTTTCGCGCGACTTCCGCGCCGATCCGTAGCGATCCGCCGAGCACCCGCGCCCATCAGCGCAGGTCAACGGCGGTTACACACCGCAACCAGCCCTCGGGGGCGCTCAGCATGCTCCCGAACCCCGAAGTGGGGGAGCAGCACATAAAACGCCAGCCAATTCGCGCACAGCCATTCTTGGAAATGCGCGAACCGCGCCCGGATAATGCGAGTCCGGTGTTCGAATTATCACTTATCGGGGAGAGAAATGGCCATTGAG